TACAAACAACACAAACACGAATATAATGAAAATAACTAACGAAGATAATATGAAATTAATGTCAAGGTATGGAGATAATCACTTTGACTTGTGTATAACTTCACCACCTTATAACTTAGGAAATAAACACCATACTGGTAATAAATATTTTACACCTTATAAAGACGATTTAAATGAAGTTGATTATCAAAAAAAACAAATTGAATTTTTAAATGAACTACATAGAGTTTGTAAAGATGACTCTTCAGTATTTTATAATCATAAAAATAGAATAAGAAACGGCTTACAAATATCACCTTATGAGTGGATATTTCAAACAAAATGGAAGGTAAAACAAGAAATAGTTTGGTATAATAGAAGTCAAAATTTTGACAATATAAGGTTTTACCCTTTTACAGAAAGAATTTTTTGGCTTTCTAAAAGCAAAGAAACTAAGTTTAAAAATAATATTGGTTTAACAGATTTTAACAAATGGAAACCAGAAGGCACAAATAAAAAACATAAAAGGGCGTTTCCTTTATCTTTGTGCGAAGCAATATTACTTTGTTACCCTAAAAATTTAAAAGTAATTGAACCATATTTAGGAAGTGGAACTATGGCTATTGCTTGTCATAATTTAGGTTTTAATTTAACTGCGTGTGAACTTGATAAAGAATATTATAATGCAGCTATGAAAAGAATAAATAATCATACTGCACAATTAAGAATATGTTAAAAACACGAATATAATGATAGAAGTAATACAAGCTAAAGTAGGATTAAACAAAGTTTATCATAGAGCAAAGTTAGCACTTGAAGATTTGGAAAAGAAAACACCACACAAAAAAGAACTTATAGCAACCCAGCGTGATAGTTTAATAGAACTTGGTGAAGCTTTACTTGTTTTCAATAGGTTAGATTTAAAATGTATGTCTTTAAGTGGTGACTTGTACCGAAACAATATTATGCTTTTAGAGTTACAAGCAGAAGTAAACGAATTAAAAAAAACAAATAAAAACCTTTTAGAAAATGCCACGTTGTAAAAAATGCAAAGAAAAGTTTGAAGCACTACACTTTAATCAAAAGTACTGCACCAAAACAGAATGTTTTGAAGAATGGATTATTAAAGCAAAACAAGTACAATGGAAAACAAAAAAAAGACGAATGAAAGAAGAACTAAAAACAACAAGTGAATTTGTAAAAGAAGCACAAAAATGGGTAAACCGTTTTGTAAGACTAAGAGATAAAGACAAAGGTTGTGTAAGTTGTGGTACACCATTAGTAGGTAAGTATGACGCTGGTCATTTTTTTAGTGCTGGTGGTCACGGTTCAGTAAGATTTGATTTAAGAAATATTCACTCACAGTGCACTTTTTGTAACCAGTGGCAACACGGAAACTTATTTAACTATCACAAAGAACTATTAAAAAGAATAGGAAGCGAAGAATTTAATAACCTGGAACTTCAAAGTAACGGTGTACACAAGCACGACAAAGAAGAACTAAAACAACTAATAAAAGAATTTAAACAAAAATGTAAGGAAATAGAAAATAATTCTTAAATTTACATACAAGAATTTAATTTTAAAACACAAGTATATGAGTAAAACAACAGACAAGGTTATAGACCTTATGGAAAAGGAACAAGCAACGCCTAACAATAAGTGCTTACCAAAAGAAAACATTTATAAAAGTTTGGCAGCGTTCCAGCAAGAATGTCAAGTAATACACAAAGGAACAAAAGGATATGGATATTCGTATGCTGACCTTCCAAGTATTTTAAGTGTTATCAATCCGTTATTAAAAAAGCATAAGCTTGGATTTACGCAACTATTAGACGGAACAGAACTACGTACTATTTTATTTCACGTAACAAGTGGTGACACTATAGAAAGTTGTGTAGCTATACCACAAGGTGTACAACTAAAAGGAATGAATGAATTTCAAGTGTATGGTTCAGCAATTACTTACTTTAGACGTTACGCTATTAGTAGCCTTTTAGGAATAGTAACAGACAAAGATACTGACGCTGGTGGTGAACAAATCAAACCAGCACTTGATGAAGGTACTTTTTTAAAAGCAATAGACGCTATACAAAACAATAAGTACACTAAAAAGCAACTGCAAGACAAATATTCTTTAAGTAGTAAACAAACTAAAACTTTAGAATTATGTTAGTACGTTGTTCATCACTTGGAAAAATAATGACTAACGCACGTTCTAAAAAAGAAGTGCTTAGTAAAACTGCTAAAAGTTATGTAAAGCAGACACTACTTGAAGACGAATTTGGAATAAAAAACGAATTCTGGTCAAGGTACACAGATAAAGGTAACGAAGTAGAACAACACAGTATTGACTTATGTAATGACGTTTTAGACTTTGGTTTTATGTATAAGAACGAAGAAAGGTTTACAAACAAATATATTACTGGTGAACCAGATATTATTACTGACGTAGTAGTAGATATTAAGTCAAGCTATGAAGCTTCTACTTTTCCATTGTTTGAAGACGAACTACCAAACAAAGATTACTTTTACCAGGTACAAGGCTATATGTGGCTAACTGGAAAACGTAAATCTTATGTAGCTTATTGTCTTGTAGACACACCACAACAAATTGTTGAAGATGAAATAAGACGTGAACATTGGAAGCAACAAAAGATTGATGAATGTTTAGACATACGTGAGTATGTACAAAGCAAACACCAATTTAGTCACATACCTAAAGAAAACCGTGTAAAGTTGTTTAGAGTAGATTATGACAAAGAAGTTATCCAAGCAATAAAAACACGAATTGAAGAATGTCGTGAATACTACAATGAACTAAAAGCAAAGCTTACTTTAAACGTAGAAAGTTGAAAAGTAAAGAACGCCAAATATTAGAAGAACTAAACCAGCAAGATTATAATTTAAAAGAAGAAGAAAATATTTATAGTAGATTTGACGCTTATAATGACAAGTATATAGTTGAAATAAAAAACCGTACTGAAGTCTATGAAGATACAATTATAGAATTTGACAAGTACGCTTACAATTTAACATATAGTAAACAAAAAAATAAAGTATTTTTGTATGTCGTTAAAATGGATCACAAGATTTACATTTTTAATATTACAGATTTAGACAAAGAAAATTATAGTTTTAAATGGGAGTGGCGAAGTTTACCAAAACAAACAGAATTTGAAAACAAGGAAAAGACGAAAAAATATATCGGATATATAAACATTAACAAATCAATCAATATGGAACAAAAAATAAATACTGGTGCAATCTTTAAAAACAATTATAAGAAAGCAGACACGCACCCTGACTACAAAGGAAAAATGAACTGTGAAGGTTTAGAAAAAGAAGTAGCGTTATGGGTACGTGAAACAAAGAACGGTGAAAAGTTTTTTAGTATGGCAATAAGTGAACCGTACAAACCAAGTGAAACACCAGTAACTAAAATGGAAAAACTACCTGAAGATGATTTACCTTTTTAATAGTTTTCGTGTTTATCTATTAAAAGTGAAAAGGCAGCATATTAATTTGTGCTGCTTTTTTTATACCTTTGAATAGTGGACTGGTTAAAAGAAATATCGAAAGACCATAAAGAATATGTAGCTATTGCAAAAAGAATGGGTGCTGGTTCATTTGCTGAAGACGTAATACAAGAAATGTATTTAAGACTTATTGACCACGCTAATTTGCAGAAGCTAATAAAAGACGGAAAATGTAACAAAATATATATTTACTGGACTATAAGAAACACTTACTTATTACACAAGGAAAAGCAAAAGACACAAATAGAAAATATTAGTTTAGAATATAAAGACGAATCAATGAAGGAAGAATGCTACGGAAAACTACTTAAAAAAATTAATGACGAAATAAACACCTGGCATTGGTACGACAAAATGTTATTTGAATTATACCGTGATAGTGGCAAAAGTATTCGTGAACTATCAAAGCTTACAAGAATAAGTGTTAAGTCTATTTGGCAAACTTTAAAACATTGTAAAGCAAGGATTAAAGATGCAGTAGGTGAAGATTACGAAGACTTTAGAAACACGGACTATGAACGTATTAAAATAGAACAATGAAAACATATTACTTTTATATAAAGAACGACACAGAAAAAGAACCTATTAATATAATACGTGCTACTGACTTACACGAAGCAATAAGAATATTTTGTTTACAGAAACAATTAGAAGAAGAAGATTTTTTAGAAATATATCAAGTAGAATTAAATTAGTATGAAGTTTATAAGAAAAAATAAATATTATAGCACAATAGTTTATGAATGGAATTTACCTACTGGTTTTACTTGCCCGAAAGCAGAAGAATGTTTAGTTAAAGTAGATAGAGTTACTGGAAAATTTAATAATAAAAGCAATGCTTATAGGTGTTATGCTGCTTCAAGTGAGCGTTTTCCTGCAGTAAGAAAACATAGGTGGAACAATTTTCAATTTATAAAAAACGGTGGAATACCTGAAATACCTAAAAAAGCAAAACATATAAGAATACACGCTTCGGGTGATTTTTTTAACCAAAAATATTTTGATTTATGGATTGAAATTTGTAAAAAAAACACGAATATTGAGTTTTGGGCTTACACAAAAAGTTTATCATTTTGGGTAAATAGAATTAATGATATACCAAAAAATTTAGTTTTAACTGCTTCTTATGGTGGTCGTGAAGATAGTTTAATTTCAAAATATAATTTAAAACATACTAAAGTTATAAAAGATAAAAAAGAAGTTGATGAAAGTTTAATTGATTATAATGATGACTTAGCAAGGACACCAAATTTAAACTTTTATTTATTAGATAATCATATAAAAAAATAAAAATGGCAAAAAAGAAAACAACAAAAAAGAAAAGCGAAGGTCTTGGTGACACTATCGCAAAATTTACAAAAGCAACTAAAATAGATAAACTGGTTAAGTTTGTAGCTGGTGAAGACTGTGGTTGTGACAAAAGAAAAGAAAAACTAAATAAGTTATTTCCTTATAATAGTAATATCAAATGTCTACAAGAAGACGAATACCATTTATTAAGTGGTTGGTTTGCTATTGAACGTAGTACAGTAACACCAAACGAACAACAAGAACTAAGAAAAATTTACAATAGAGTATTCAACAAAAAAACTTCTTCAAGTAGTTGTTCAAGTTGTGTACGTGATATGGTAGACCGTTTAAGAAGTGTTTACTTGGAATACGAAAACAAACAAAAGTAGTTATATAAGTGTACAATGAAAATACAATGAGATATGGCTAATGAAGAAAACTTAAAATCTTGGTCACCTGGTCAAAGTGGCAACCCAAATGGAAGACCAAAAGGAAGTAAGAATAGAAGCACAATAGCAAAGCGTTGGTTAGATTCTAATCAAAAGTATTTTAACCCACTAACAAACGAAGAAGAAACACTATCACAAGAAGATATAATGTCTTTAGCTTTAATTAAGAAAGCACGTAATGGTGATGTAAACGCATACAAAGCATTAATGGATAGTGGATATGGTGCACCTATACAACAGATTGACCAAACAATATTTGAACAACCAATATTTCCAGATATAAATGTTTCAAAGGACAACGGCGGTAAACAAGATAAGTAGGTTAGAAAAACGAATCAAAATAGTACAAGGTGGCACAAGTGCTGGTAAGACTATTTCTATTCTAATACTACTAATTGACAAAGCTATAAAAATACCTAACTTAGAAATAAGCGTAGTAAGTGAATCAATACCACACTTAAGACGTGGTTGCATACGTGACTGCATAAAATTACTTAAAGGTCTACACAGATACCGAGAACAACTTTTTAACAGAAGCTTGTTGAAATATCAATTTACAAATGGATCATTTATAGAGTTCTTTTCTGCTGACGAATCAAGCAAACTTCGTGGAAGTCGTAGAAATATTTTATACGTCAATGAGTGTAATAATATAACATTTGAAATGTTTAATGAAATGCACATAAGAACTTCAGACGAGGTGTATTTAGACTTTAATCCAACAAATGAGTTTTGGGTGCATACTGAATTAAAGAACGATAGTAACGCAGATTTTTTAATATTAACTTATAGAGATAACGAAGCACTAAGTCAATCAATAGTAAATGAACTTTTAAAAGCACAAGAAAAAGCAAAGACTTCAGCATTTTGGAAAAATTGGACACGTGTATATATTGACGGTCTTATTGGCAACTTACAAGGTGTAGTGTTTGACAACTGGAAACAAATAGACGAAGTTCCTGAAGATGCAAAGCTTTTAGGATATGGTTTAGACTTTGGGTATAGTGCAGACCCAACTGCAATTGTTTCTGTTCACTTGTGGAATGGTAAAAGAATAGTAAACGAAGTATGCTACCAAACAAGGTTAGTAAATGAAGAAGTAGCTAACAAACTACCTAAACACGAATTAGTAATAGCTGATAGTGCTGAACCAAAAAGTATAGAAGAAATCAGAAGACTTGGTTATCAAATTAAAGGTGCTACAAAAGGTAAGGACAGTATTTTATTTGGAATACAACTTATGCAAAACCAAGAATATTTAATAACGTCTACAAGTCTTAATTTAATAAAAGAACTTAGGGGTTATGTTTGGGACACAGACAAGACAGGTAAACAACTAAACAAACCAAAAGGTGGTCAAGACCATTTAATAGATGCTCTAAGATACCACGAACAAGAAAACTTAAGCAATAAGAATTACGGAACTTATCACATTAGGTAATACAAAAACAAGAAAAATAGTTATATAGATATGGAAGCTGAAATATTAGTACCAACAGAACTTAACGAAATACCATTAAAAAGCTATCAACAGTTTATGGATAGTTACGAAAAGTCAAATGACGAAGAATTCCTTTGCCAAAAAATGGTACAAATCTTTTGTGGTTTAAGACTACGTGATGTATTCCAGGTTAAGTGGTCTGATGTAAAAGAAATTACTATACACCTTTCAGAAATGTTTAAAAACAAACCAAGCTTTCAGCACAAGTTTACTTTGCAAGGTATTGAATTTGGTTTTATTACAGACTTAGAAAATATGAGTTTTGGTGAGTACATAGACTTAACACAGAATCTTGACAAGGTAGAAAACTGGCATAAAGCAATGGCAGTAATGTACAGACCTATTACAGAAAGACGAAAAGAAAAATACGAAATAGAAGAATACAACGGTACTAATAGTTATGCAGAAGTAATGAAGTTTGCACCTTTGGGAGTTGTGTTAGGTGCGCAGGTTTTTTTTTGGGATTTAATAAACGACTTACTTCAAAGTTTGCTGACATTTTTAAAAAGCGAGATGATGACGAAGGAAATGAAACAGACTTTAGCGAAAGAACTCAATTTGCCGAACGGTGGGGGTGGTATTCAAGCATATATGCAATTGCTAACGGAAAACTTCAAGGGTTTAGAGGTGTCACCAGACTACCTATACAAGACTGTCTTACCTGGCTTACTTTTGAAAAGCAAAAAAGAAATATTGAACATAACGAAATGCAGCGACAACTAAAAAAATAATATGTACTACGAAATTTTAACAAAGCTACAAACAGAACTAAATAATGATCCATTAATTAACACCGTAAGTGAAGGTGATATTTTTAGTGTAGACTTATCTAAACAGACTATATTTCCTTTGTGTCATATTATGGTAAATAGTGCAACCTTTGTAGACAATGTAATTCAGTATAATATTTCTATAATAGCTATGGATATTGTAGACGTATCAAAAGACGAAACAACAAACAAGTTTAGAGGTAACGACAATGAACAAGATATACTAAACACACAAATAAATGTGTTGAATAGACTATACGAAAAACTAAGACGTGGTAATTTATATGATGACAATTACCAAGTAGACGGTTCACCAAATGTAGAACCATTTATAGATAGATTTGAAAATAAGTTAGCTGGTTGGACTATGTCTTTTAATATGAACACACCTAACACAATGACTGTTTGTGATGTCTGAAACTAATTTTTTATTGGAAGCTTTAAAGGAGTTTGAACAGAAAGTAGTTCAAGCTGCAAAAGATAATTTAACCAAACAAAATACAAGTGGTGAATTAAGCAAGTCAATAAAAGGTGATGTCAAACAAATGCCAAATAGTATTAGAGTATTTTTCGAAATGAATGAATATGGCTTTTACCAAGATAGGGGTGTAAAAGGTACAAAAGGTGGTAAGTCTTTAGACAACTTTGCTTACACTAATAAAATGCCACCACCAAAAGCATTTGACAAATGGGTTGTAAGAAAAGGTATTTTTGATACTCAAATAAGAGATAAGAAAGGAAAATTTAAAAGTCGTAAAGGTTTAAACTTTGCAATAGCAAGAAGTATATTTGAAAAAGGAATTAAACCAACAATGTTTTTTACTAAACCATTTGAAAAAGCATATAACCAATTACCACAAGAACTTATAGACAAGTACGGTTTAGATATGGAAAACTTATTACTATCAATTATAGACGAAAACTTTAAACAATATTATGGCTAAGATATTTGCACGTTCACCTTACGTATTAGAAATAGACGAATCAAGTGTAGTTGGTTCTAAAGTAGAATTATTTTTTTACTATACTGGTTCAGCACCAGCGAACCCACAATACACACTAACTAAAAAAGTACCTTCAAGTACTAACCTAAAAATGTACTATGATGTTTCACCTTATTGTAGAGATTATATAGAATTTACAACCAGGCAAACGGCTATTGGAACTTTACCAACTACAAGTGGTATTTCTGCAAGTGCTAACAACCAATATGTATTAGTACAAATTAAAAGATACAAAGAAACTACTGCGGGTAACTTTACACTATTAGACACAACTTCTTATATGTGTTTAGACGGTTACGGTTATTATTCAGAAGGTGCGAACCCTACAAATGCTGACTTCATTGTAGCAAGTACAAGATTTGCTACATTAAAACAAGATACATACTACTATAAATATAATGCTAATAGCACACCAGCAAGTGTTACAAGTGATAGAGCGGGTTTAATTGGTATAAATGCTTCTGTTGTAGATAGTATTAGATATACAGATTTAGTAACTGGTGGCACTACACAATTTAATACACCTTTTGCAAGTGGTACAGTTATTTATGACGTTCCAACTGTTTGGGCTGGTTATTATGGTAACGGTAATAAATTAGAATTGTGGCAAAGTATTACAAGTGGTTCACCAACACTTTTAGGAACTTGGAACTTTAAACCAGTATGCGAACCAAAATACACACCAGTAAATATTGACTTTGTAAATAAAGCTGGTTATTGGCAACGTGAGTTCTTTTTTAAGGTATCTAACAACAACATAAACACGAAAGAAAGTACTGCAAATTTAATGCAGTCAAGTAGTCACAGTTACAATACAATTCAAGGTCAAAGAAAAGGGTTTAATAATAACGGTCAAGAAAGTATAAGTGTAAATACTGGAAACGTAGAAGAAAGTTATTTTGAAACTATACAACAAATTATGTTAAGCGAAAAAATAATAATTGATGACTTACCTGTATTGTGTAATACAAAAAGCTTACAAAAACAAAAAGGTATTAACCAACTAAAACCAGCAAATTATCAATTAACTTTTAACTACGCTTTTGACACTATTAATTCTGTAATATAATGCGAAAGGTACAAATATATATAGAGGGTGTTATGCTTGACTTGTTTAATGATGAACAAGTAAACTTGAATAGCACCGTACAAAACATAAGTGATATTTCAAAAGTCTTTACAGATTTTAGCCAATCGTTTACCGTACCAGCGACAAAGCACAACAACAAAGTTTTTCAGCATTGGTATAATTCAGATTTAGAGTTCTACGATCCAACAAGTGCTGGTGGTACACTTTCAAGCTATGACGTAAACATACGAAAAGACGCACGACTTGAATTAAATTTAACTGCATTTAGAACTGGTAAAATACAACTTGAAAAAGCGAATCTAAAAGACGGAAAAGTAGATAGTTATTCTGTAACTTTTTATGGTGATGTAACAAGCTTAAAAGATAAGTTTGCTGAAGATATGTTAAGTGACGTAGACCTAAGCACCTTAGACCACACTTATACTGGTGCAGAAGTTTACAATAGAATTACAGACCACACTACTGACTATGACGTTAGATACCCTTTAATTAGTTCTTCAAGATATTGGACTAATACAGGTGGTGGTACTGATGACATAACAGTTACAAATGGAAGAATTGCTTATAATGAATTGTTCCCTGCAGTTAAGATAAAAAAATTGTTTGACGTTATTGCTACACATTATGGTGTAAGTTTTAACGGTAACTTTTTGACAAATGAAAGGTTTACAAAATGTTTTTTATGGGCGAAAAACACGAAAGAAAATACCTTTGTAACTGCAGCTAAAAAAGTAGACTTTTCAAGTGTAGTTTATGCAAGTGGTTCTGCTCCAGCAAATAGTGGTGTAGACTTAACTAATGACATTATAAACTATCACTATTTAGACGTAACACCTGGTGTAGGTGTAGCACCTTCTTTATTTTCTTTTGTTATTGACTTTTCAATCACACCAAGTGACACTTCTACTACTTACTATATTGACGTACATAGAAACGGTATTTTTTCACATACTATTCAAGGTTCAGACGTAAACACGTACCAATTAATACAAGACCAAAACACACCTGGACTTGACGAACAAATAGAAATATATGTACGTGCATCAAATCAAATAAATATAGATACTGTAACTAATTGCTATTGGTCTTATAGTGTGTTAGGTGTTCAAGCTAATGTAGATGAATTTACTATAACTGGTGCTACACAAACAATAAACGGAAATACAAGTCTTGGTTCTTTAGTGCCTGAAATGAAAGTATCTGATTTCTTTAGTGGTGTACTTAAAGCGTTTAATTTAACTTGTTATGGTACTGACATAGACACGTTTCAAATAGAACCTTTAGACGACTGGTATTCACTTGGTCAAATATATGACATAACAGAATATACAGACGTAAAAAGTATAGACGTTTCTCGTGTACCATTGTATAATAAAATAGCTTTTAAATATCAAGAAAGCGAAAGTGTAATAAACAAACAATTCAAAGCTTTATTTTATCGTGAGTATGGAAACACGGAACAATCCTTTACTTATGACGGTGGCGAATTTACTATTGAATTACCATTTGAGAATTTAATGGGGCAAAAGTTTACTGGTACAGATTTACAAGTAGCTTACGCACTTGACGAAAACCTTTCACCATATACACCAAAACCTTGTTTAATGTATATGTACACGAATCAAAGTACAAGCGTTAAATTTTATAATGGAACTGGTGAACAAACTATCACAAACTATTTACCTTTTGGTCAAGAAGTAAACATAAATAGTCAAACAGACTTTAGTTTAAATTTTAGTGCTGACAGAAGTACATTTAATTTAGCACCAAATTACAATAATCTATATGCTACATATTACGAAAGTTATTTACTTAATTTATTTAATGTAAGAAATAGACTTGTAAGTGTAAAAACACAATTACCAATAAGCATACTTACAAAGCTTGAATTAAATGATAGGGTTGTAATTAGGTCGAAAAGGTATGTAATTAACGAAATGAAGTCAAACCTAAATACTGGTGAAGTAAGTTTTACTTTACTACTTGATTTTCGTGAAGTAAGAATACCAATAGCAGTACCTACTAATCCTGGTGCTGGTTGTGTAGACGTTCCAATTACTTTAGGTAATGGTGTTTGTTCTGTAAATATTGCAACATTAACGGCTGGTGTAACTATCACACCAAGCACAGTTACAAGTAGCCAAGTTATAAGCGTATGTGTTCCAGCAAATGCAACACCACAAACTTTAATAGTAACAGAAGAAAGTAATAGTTTACTACCACCTATTTTAAGAAAGTATTTAGTAACTGAAAATTTTGAAAGAATAGAAACAGAAGATAGTGCAGCACAAAACATAGCTTTAACAGTTACAGAAACTTATTGTAATGGTGCAGTAAACGACTATACAATTTATATAACACAACCATAAAGAAATGTTAGACAAGATAATAGAAATGCTAAAATTAACTGACCACTACGGAATAAGTGAAGAAATAGAAATAGCAAAAGGTAAATACAAGTTAAGTGATAATTTAAAGGAAATATACAAGCAAGAACAAAGAAATTTAAAATTTAAAAAGCTTAACAATGGCAGAAAAACGGACAATCAATCTTGATGTAAACACGAATGCTGAACAAGTTGGAAATCAATTTGACAACT